AGGAAGCGTATTATGAATATCGTTATGGGATTTTTGCTGAATAAGATAACCTAAAGCAACAATTTTCTTAAAAAGAGCGAATAATATTATCTCTTTGATAGTTTATAGATAATATTGTTTGTGATAACTACGCTATTTTATAATACTTTGTTACTAGTGTGTTACTAATCTGTTACTAATGTTCACAGATTTTTAAATATAGAAAAGGATAAGACGGGACAAGAAAATACAAACTTTGTCTTGTTTTTTTTTGACCTACTTTGACCCAACTTGACCCAATTTAGACCCAATCTAAAAAGTCAATGCCACTGTTTTACCATCAATTTGCCACTATTTTTCTTAAGCTTTTCTAAGATGACCCATGTAAACCCATCCTGATGGAATACGAGCCCAGCCGTCACGAATTTCCTTGACTGTCACTCTAGTACCTTTTAGTAATCCACCATTAGAATTACAGTGTTTCTGTGCATCTGCCGTTAATTCATTCTTGGCTTTTCTTCTATAATTAGTTCCTGCGCCTTCTCTTACCTTTAAAGCACTAGCAGTAACTACATAAGTACCTAAAGCATTAGATGTATTAGCATGTACGATTGGAGTAGTCACATGAGTAGAATTGTCATACGCTGGACATCCAAATCCACGAATATATTTACCATTTACATTTAAAGCTCTTCTAGCTACTGCATCATTCTTATTACCTTCAATAACTGTGATTTTTCCATTTGCAACTTTTTCAACAATTCCGACATGGTCGGAAGAGCCTCTATTATCTCCCACTCCGTTATCCTGCCAATCATAAAAAATAACGTCTCCTAAATGTGGCACGTGTCCATCATCTTCTGTCCAGCATCCCATGTTCTGGAACTTCTTAATCATCTGGTTGCATGAACATTCTAATGGAATGATGTCAGTGTAATTAGCTTTAATAGCACATGCTGACACAAATGTAGCGCACCAAGAGTCAGTATACTTGACTCTATATCCTCTTGCTAAAGGCTTATGACTGTTGTATAAATCAATAATCTTTTTATGTGATCCGTTTGATTCTTTACATCCTAAATATCCTCTTGCAATTGTTAAAATTGTATTTGCATTTTTACCCATAATTTATACCTTCTTTCTTTTCAAAATAAAAAGGCTTCTCAAATGAGAAACCTTTACTTTTCTAGATGACTGATTCTTTTCTCGTGATCATCCAATTCTTTAGAATGAGCATCCAATCTTGCATCCTGTCTTATATTGTCTGTAGCCATATAGTCTAATGCTGTAGTCAGTTTAGTAATGCTATTGTTTAGCTTTAAGACAGGAGTCATCACTCCGATTAATGCACCAACACCGATAATAACGGTATATACTGCTTGTGCCTCAGTCATTTAAGCACCTTCTCTCTCGCCTTCTACGAATCGTGTAAATGCCTGATGCAATCCTGTTGATGCAAGACCCATTAAAGCACCATAAACAACAGACTCAACAGATGCACCACTTACGACTGCATTTAACACTGCCCCAATAGCTGCTAAAATTGTTGGAATATACTTATTTGGCACTTTATCAAAAGATGTCTTGATAATATATCCAACAACTAGACAAGCAACCATTACAACTAAAACAAAATACTGAGTTAACTGTGTGAAATCCATAATTTATTTACCTTCCTTTTCAATTGTTAAGTCTTCTCGACCTCTTTTAATTAATTCCTGTTTGACCCTTTCACGAATCCTTAAGGGCACATCGTCAATAGACTTTAGTCCCTTGATGATTAAATCAGCATAAATTTTATGCATTCTTATCACCTACGCTTTCGTATAAATCGCATAAAGCAAGTTGTAACTCTGTTACATTAGACTCTGTCTCTGTTAAACGTTCCTCGATTGTTGGTTCTTGGGGAGTCTCAACGTTTTCATATTTTGACCATTCAAAGTGTTCATAAATACAATTATCATCCTCTGTATATGTTGTATTTGAAATATAAGAGTCAGCCACTACAGTAGTATCATGTACTAACTCCTTATAGCCTAACTGCTTTAATACCTCATTATTATTGATGTATGTAGTACCATCAATAACTACGCTCTTAGGCGCTCTCGTTAAAATACCATCCTGTAATTTATAAAGCATATAATCACCTCGTTTATTTCATTTTATAAACATTAAAAGAGATTGACTTCTGTTCATTTGTTGCAATTGCTTGATTACCGATTTTAACAGTGCCATTTGACAGTCTGTAATTAGAATCAAATACTCCACCACTTGCAGTATTAGCACTAGCACACATAAATGCATACTTGCCATTTATCACGTGCACAGCAATCACGATATTATCGTAATTATCTGATGGGATTAATAAGTAAAATGAGTTATCCTGTGCCGTAAATGACACGCTAACTCTACCCCATGAATTAGTGCCGTTTACTGTATCAACTAAATCAAACATATCATTATCAACCTCTTCTTTCTTAAATAAATAAAATCTTCTTTCTAGGAGGCTATTTGCACTCCCCCGAATTGGTTAGTCATGTTTAACTACTCCTTTATCTTCCCCAAACTCTAATCGTTGTGCCAACAGGTAAATCAATGTTGATAGATATCTGCGATACGTTATGTACATTATCAACGATTTTAATATCACGATTTTTAAAATCTGAAACACCGCTATCTGTGCCATATGCACGTGACATCAAATATGTTTTATCTGTCATCTTTTCTGTAATTAGAGTAGCAACCCAAGAATAGACATCAGTAGTGTCTATTCTCTTATAATACAGTCCGTAATTTCCTAAAATAATAGTATTAGTTAAAGGTATCTGACCATTCGCCTTAGGCACTCTAACTTCACACATATAATCACTATAAGAAGAATCATATGTTTTCGTGAATTTCTGTGGTTCTGAAATTGTTAAATTCTCTAATTCAACCCACTCTTTCATCTCTCCATCTTCCTTTCTTTTCAAAAGTTCAAATCGTCTTCTAAGAAGGTACTCTGTACCCCCCCAGTTATAATTTTATTCGACATATATTACCTCACATAGATAACAATTGTACCTGTGATAATTGCGTATGCAGATACATTTACACTGAATGTCAGCGGTGATAAAACAGGATTAAGTCTTCTTGTATAAGGTGCCGTAATGTTCGCATTTTGAGTATCATATAGTCCGCCGTTGTTTGCACAAACAGGCAAAATATATTCTTCTAAAAATAAACCGTTATTTTTGAAATAAGCCTGTTGACACATGCTTTTTGTACCTTTTGATTGTGTCGTCATTTTGGCTGTAACCTGTCCAAAATTTAAATTTAAGGTGGACTGAACAGTTGATTTATTAGTAACATTCTCAATTGATACAAAAAACTCTGTATAATCGCTCACATCTATATCGCTAGGCATTTTTTCAGTTCCATCAAAAGCGAACTCCAATATCTTCTTCCATTCCTTCACTGTTTCACTCCCTTTATTTAATAGTTTTCTTCTGAGGAGTAATTCTGTACCCCCCCCCGTTGTAGTTAGGCATAGTTAACACCTCATTTTGCATAGACTGTGGCTTTGCCACTTGTGAAAGTCTTATATTGCGGAGCGATTCTAAGACTCGTGATTTCAGAAACACCGATATTTGTTAAACCACAATAAGAAGCACCTAATCCTAAAGCAGGATACTGCTGTTTTTGCACATGTGTATTTTTGATATATCCATCTGCAATGCATTTAATGATATCAATACAATTGAATCCTGTAGTTGAAGAAATATCACCGTTTTGACCACTTACCATCTGACCATTGAGAAATTTCATCAGCTGTGATCCGTTTTCTCCTTTGAGATTTTCTGAAATAATCATCAATTCTGTATAAGGTTCGCTAAAAGTAACGCTTGACTCTTTTGTCAAGTCTTCAAACACTTTTACTTTCTTCCATTGTTTCACTGTTTCACTCCCTTTTCTTCCTAATAATCCTCTTTCTCTTACTAAGTCCATTATCTAGCCCTCACAATTGCACTATTACCTAAGATGTTCACTTCGTACGTTCCACTTGTCACATCATCACTATTGGATAATGTACAGCCTTTTAAAGTCAGCACTGTAGGAGTCGCCCCACTCACAAATTCAAACCCACAGATAAACATCTTATCCGTTCCGACTGTTCCGAGCGTGATTGTTAGTGATGCCATAGTAGGGAATACATGATACTCTCCACTATTGATAGTCACATTAGTATCACTAGCCGTATGAGTTACTTTTTTAACACCTAAATCAGCAGTATTGGCTTTCTTATCGAGTTCAGCCTTAATGACCTTATTTTGTACAGGGTTCACACTTGTGGCGCTTAGAGCCGTATCTACTGTGATAGATGTTCCTGTTCCACCTGTGAAAGTGTCAATCTTATCACGCTGTGCCTTTGTGACTGTCATGTGATTGTTATCTTCGGTTAACTGTGACAGTTTACTTGGAATTGTAGGCTTATTTACTAACGAGTTATAAGAGCCATCAAAATCACTCTTATTGTTCCATTTCTGTTTTTCAGTATCTGTCACTACTCTATGTGTAGTGTCTTCTGCTAACTGCGATAATTTAGTAGGCACAGCAATTTTAGCAATCAAGCCGTCAACTTCACTTTTGGTATAAAATCCTTTAGCTGCTACTTTTGTAGCAATAACATTCAATTGCTCGTCAGTGATATTTAGATTATTAATCTTATGCTTTAAGTCTTCCAATACAGATGGATAGCGTTCCTCGATTGACTTGTCAGCATCTGTATGACTGCCAACTAGTACAGTAATATCTTCAGAGCCCCATTTTTTGATGATGGTGTTATTACTGTCATATTTTCGTCCACAAAGGTTGATCGTAGCTTTTCCCTTTGCTTCAAACAGCGTTCCTTTTAAAAGGCATTTTACAAAGATGTATTGTCCATTTTCTTCCTTCGTACAATCTAGCTTGTCGCCATTTCCACGTGATGATGTAGTATTCACGTAGAATGTCAAGTCAGTTAAATCAATATCAGAAGCCTTATTGATTCGAAATGTAAGAGTATGACAGGAGTCATCGTTTACGACCCCAATTTTAAAGTTGCTATGTAGTACTGCCTCTCTGGTATCAGCATCTACATAGATAATATTTTCATCGTCCATTTAATCACCTCTTTTAAGCATATGAGTAGATATGAGTACCACACACATAGTCATCATATGTTGTGTTTTTCAGTGCAGTAAGTGTGAAATTGCCTGCAGTTATATCGTTAGTTTTCGGATAAAAACGAATAACTAGATTATTTGATGAGCTCGGTACAGGGATGAAAATGTTGCCTTTTGGCTTTTTATCTGCGGGAAATTCAACCCACACGTAGCCCATCGTATTTCCCACGATCGGAGCATTTACCAGTCCATCCCAATTTAGCTCAACAAGTTTTGCGCCTTCATTATATCTGTATTGCAACTTGACACCGCATCCATTAGTACCGCATGAAATCCAGTTAGACCACTTCAATTTATTCTGATTTGCAGTGATAGCATTCTGCTGATTTGAGACATGTTCCATCAATTCTCTCATGCTCAGATATTCCTGACATTTACGTTCAACAGATGTGATATTTAAGCCATCTAGATGCACCGCATATAATACTAAGTCTCTTGTACCTGTACCGCTGTATATGTCGGTCTGATTGTATGATGGTTCTGCTCCACCTGCCGGGCCTTTAATAACTGTAAGAGTATGTGTCTCTTTTGTGCCTGTGGTTGTAAACCTTGCTACAATCAAGTCCGTACGTTTCACTCCGCTTGTACCGTTTTCAATGCGTACTGTCTCACTTCCTACGATTCTCATAAATCGTCCGTAATTGCATAAGATACCGTCATTAATCTTGATTTCATTATTAGAAACAATCTCCGCCGTCATTCTGCTTCCTGCGTGTAAAATGCCCTGAAAGTCATATAACGCTAGATACATATAGCCATGAAGGTCGGCACTGACTTCAGCATCTGTAATATTAATGTTCTTTATCACTTCGCATCACCTACCTTATAAGAAATTGAAATATCATCATCACTAATCTTGATTATTTTTTGAGTTATAGGCTCTTTAAAAGATATGCCTGTTATATTTTCCTTTGCACCAACAATGTCAAAGAGTTCTGCATCATCAGCATCATCAGCGTCAAAAGAGATTTCCAGCGTATCGCTTTCATTCGCTTCTGCTACCTTCTCGGTCGCATTCTTGATTAATTCATCACGTTTTTCAACATTTACATCCTCATGTTTGTATGTCTTCCTGTCTAATCCGATATGTGTCTGATTAGATTCGCTCCATGATCCATCAGGTTGTAGATACAAGTTAATTCTTAATCTATTCAGGAGTTCACCTTTTCCCAGACATAAAATATGATTATATGGCTTAGATTCGGTCTTTACTGTCATATCTATCTGATAGTCATTGTCATACTGTAGCGTGTTGCTTAAATCGTTGATTTTTTCGGCATATAGATGGATTTTCCCATCAACACGATGCCTAATGCACAATCTCGCATTACTAGCGCCTAATGCTTTCTCTAAGGCTTGTAAAAGATTTATATCTCTTACATCATATTTAACGTTGATATTGCTAACACCTATGTTATCGACTACAAAGAGATTGCTGAACCTGCCATCAATCAACACATTGATGCATGTGTTAGCTTCACCATTTAAAGTTAAATATGTACTCCCATTCGGTGGCTGTACGAATTCCTTTTCTAATAATCCTCTAAATGTAGGGCCTATCATCGTGATGGTATTGTCTGATGTATTAATCTTCAATTGCTGGATTACTCCACCAATTTCAGTATTTTCCTTGTAAAAAAGAGACCCAATCATAAACAAAGGGTCTCTATCTTCTAAGGATAATGTCAATTCAAAATCGTTCTTACTTACATCATACTTTCCTATCTCAATGTCAGCATCGAAATGAGCGAGGTATCCTAATTCGTTGTAATTAGCATCTGTATAGATGTATTCTAATCCCATTTAGGCTCACCCCTTCGCTCTACGAGTACTATATCAACTTTCTCAACTCCGACAGTCGTTATATCAAAAGATCCTTGAGGTATCTTCTTGAACGTATCATAGTTCTTATTACGTGAGTTGAATATATTGGACTGCACACCGTTGGATGAATATTTTGTAATGGTTCTCTTGAATGTGTCAATCTCTGCATATTCTTCAGCGTTCAAGGTTACATATAACTGATAAGTATTGTCACTGATATTGATTATAGGATTCGTACATCTTCCATATATTCGCATGATCATGTCTGTATCAGTAAATGATTCATTTACAACATTTACAGTCTTAGGAAGTGAATACGTAAAAGGATATGTAAGAGGATATTTAGTGACGGTTCTTGTACTGCTGGTACTGAAATCAGCTGTAGAAGTTGTCTCTTTAATCCAGTAAGAATCATCCGTAGTGACTTCAACATCCAATGATAATATGCTCTTATTCTCTAGATATTCCGATTTGACGGACTTCACTACATAACAATAATATTTATAGCCGTTTATCTCAAAATAGCCCATAGCTTGTCTTAGAACGTCTATTTCAAAATGTTCATAGAATGCATTCTTGATTGCTTCAGCTTTTTTATAATCCACACAGAAGACAAAAGGAATCGTCTTTTTGACAACTCCTTTATAGAATCCTGTGATTCGATTATTATTCGTCTTAACCTGCCATTCATAGTCCCTCAATTCGTTATAATTCACGAATATTCCTAGAGAAGTGAAGTCCAGTGTCTCATTAATAGAGTTGGTATGTTTAATTCTATCAAGCATATTTTCTCACTATCCTTCCTACTTCCCTGTTATCCAGTACGATACTGAAAGATCCATCTGTCAGTGCCTTGACAATGATGTCATGGATTCTATGTTCATCGCTTAATAATGTAAGTATTCTATTCAATGCATTAACAATGTCATCACTTCCATTATTGGATGCATCACTAATCATCCTCATGAGTGTATCTCTACCAGACACAACTTCAGCGCCTGCTTCTCCAGCACCTAACATTTGACCATTAGACATTCCGAAAATCGTAGGAGCATCTAAAATCATTGGATTATCCATCGCCTGCGCATACCATTTAACACCTAATGATGGGATTTTACCTTTCAACAGGTCACCAACGTTCCACCCATCAGGCTTCACGCTGAAATGAGGTAATGGGATGTGTGGCCATGAGATCCTAAAATTAAAGAATCCTTTAATCTTATCAATAATGCCCTTGATGAACTTTCCAGCATTTGAGATTGTTGACTTCGCTGTATTCCATAATCCAATCCAGAACTTTCTGAATCCTTCGCAATGATTCCATAAATAAGTGAATCCAGCGACTAGCGCAGTAATAGCGATTATTACCAGTCCGATAGGATTGGCGCTTAGAATTGCCCATAGTGCCTTAGCACCATTCATTACCAATGATATGCCAGCGCTTATCTTCGGAATCAGTGTGATGATTGTACCTACAGAACTGATAACCTTACCAATAATGATGATTACTGGAGATAATCCAGCAATCAATGCAAGTATTACCGCAATAGTTGTCTTCGTTCCGTTAGACAATCCATCGAACCATGTTGTAAGTCTTTCAATACCGCCTGTGACGGCATTGATAGCAGGTGTCAATGATACGAGGATCGAAGTACCAAACTTTATACCGCTGTTCTTCGCTTCATTGATTGCCTTCTTCGCCTTTGTAGAAGGTGATTCCAGCTTCTGAAGCGCCTGTCCTACATCATTGGTTTTGGATGACATCACTCCAACAGTATTGTTGAATTCATCAACTCCACCATTTAGGATTGCAAGCCCTGCCTTGCCTGCTTCAGCACTGCCCCATAATTCATTGTAGGCTACACCATTCTCATCAGCATAGTCCTTTGTGACCTTCAGGACATCACCTAATGACATGCCTGACTTCATGCAGTCCTGGAAGGACATTCCTGTCTTTTCCTTGACTATTTTTCCCAGATTGGTAGATGAATCACCTAATTCGTTCAGCATACTATTCATGTAAGTAGTTGATTCTGCTGTACTGACACCCTGTTTAGTCAGTGATACATAACCAGATGTAAGGTTATCAATATTCACTCCCATTGATGAAGCGGTCGGAATAATCTTACCCATGGATGAAGCAAGTTCATCTACTGTAGTCTTACCTAGATTCTGCGTTCTGACTAGCTTATTGGCGATATCATCTGCACTTCCTGCATTCTTTCCATATGCATTCATTGCAGTCGTTAACACATCCACTGCGGTAGTTGTAGATGTGAAGCCTGCCTTTGCTAGATTACCAGCAGTTTCGACGAACTTCCCTACCTTGTCAACGCTCTGACCTGCTGACAAGGCCTGATATCCTGCCTCTGCCAGTTCTGTAGCTGATATGCCTGTCTTATTCGACAGGTTCAGAAACTCGCTGGACAGTCCTTTTACTGATGTCTTGGAAGTATCGAAAAGGGTAGACATCTTATTCATTCCATCCTGGAAGTCTGATGCACCCTTTACGGCACCAGTGAGGAATGCACCGCATGCAAGTGATAACGGCGCTACCTTCTTACCTGCCTTAGTGATTTTATCACCTGTCTTTTGAAGTGATTTTCCCAGCGTGTCAGCCATATTCTTAGCCTTGTTGGTGGTATCATCAATAGTCTTATTCGCATCCTTATTCTTGATGAATATTGACCCAAACAATTCAAATAGCTTCATCCGTCATCACTTCCTTTCCTCTTCTGGATTAAATCCATTCAATATGTCATATGACTTTCTTACTGTTCTTATTCTTTCAGCCTTTGAAGGCTTCTTCTGCTGTTCCTCGATTAAGTCAAGATCCCTGTTGAACTGTCCCCATGACCTTTCATCAAGCGGTGAAAGCTTATGAAGATATAAGTCCCATCTCAAGTCTTCCTTTCGCTTTCTTTCGAAACTGTCTAAAAAATTCATGAACTGTCCAGCAGGAATGACCCTATCAAGCAATAAAAAAGGATTCGCATATTCTCTAAATAGCAAATCCATGAACTTCATATAATCTACTTGAATAATTCGGAAACAGCTGAGAAAAAATCCATGAACTCATCCATCTTGATTACCTGTGTAATCATTCTCACAAGGTCTCCTGGTGGAAGTTCTCCGATTTCCTTCACTTTCATTCCGCTGATGTTGGAAAGGAATGTATAGATTTCCTTTCTACATGATGGAAGATTCTTCATCACAATCTGAAGCACATCAGCAATTACCGACACACCCAGCACCTTGACAGGGTCAACGTTTCCTTCTTTGACCTTGTCAGAATTATGGACGGCATCCATGAATGATTCAATCTTGTCTACATCCATGACCTGCTTCAAATCCTGGAATCCAATCTTTGAAAGAATCTCAAACATTGGAAAAAGGTCATCTGATTTCAATTTTCTTAATTCCACTAGTCAGATGCCTTCTTTCTTCTTGGTGTCTGTTTCTTAGGTTCTTCCTTCACTTCTTCAATTGTTTCTTTCACAACTTCATCATTTTCTTCTGGAATTACTTCAATGAGATTGCCAGCTACTGCCTTAATCTCTTCAATTCTTTCTTCTGTGATGTCTAGAATGTCACCAGGCGCATGTAAAGCACCTGTATATTTGTTTCTGAATACTGTCAATACTTTTACTCTTGCCATAATATTCACCTCTTATAAAGTCTTAGGATAATAGATTCGATATGGTAATGTCTCAAGGTTTTCACCCAGTTCAGCATTACATTCGAATGTATATGAATTTGATACTTCTTCTTCGTTCTTTCCTTCCTGTGAAAGACCGTTTGTAATTAGTGGATTATCCATAATGACAATGATATTCTTTCCTCCCAATGTCTCACCGACAAATGCCACATTTTCCCAGTAATCATCATCAGTAACATCTGCTTTCGATTCAATCATGTCATATGTTGAATCCTCTGATTCGCCATCTTTTCCGATTACTGCCATCTTGAGGATTTCTTTTGTGACTTCCAGGAAGTTGATATCCATCTTAGCAGTCTCACCAATCTTCTTTCGTAATCCCTTCACATTGACATGTGCCCCATCTGGCTCGATTACCTTGAATTTTGGAACAATCTCAATCTTTGAACCATCTTTTGTACTTCCTGCAATGGATTCATCAAAGTTCCATGCATTTTCTGTGTATTTTAGATTCTTATGGATGGTGCCTGCACCGAAAAGAATCTTTTTAGGAGTATCTACTGTCACCCCTGTTTTTCCTGCTCTCATCTCGTCTAACATCTCCATTCCTTGATTTTCAAATCAATCTGTAGTCTATGTGTTCCGTATTCTACCGATGGAAGTGGTTGCGCATCTGCATAGATCACTGCAATGCCTGCCCCACTTGGTAGAATATCGGTCTTTCCTTCATTGCTTACTGTCTTCTTTATAGTCTCTTTCACTTTCTCAAGTTCCAGGAAGTTTTCATCTGTAGTTCCTGTCAGCATGAATGTGGCCTCTTCGAGTCCGTATTCGTTTGAATTTTCAGATTCAACATAGTCGCCAATCCAGTACGTATGAGGTACTTCAGAATCATTCCACTCCTTGAAGTCATATTTCAGACCAATCGACTCAAAAAAGGATCTCATATAATTCAATGCTTCCGTTGTCATTTATCTAGTTCTCCGAAATATTTCTTCGCTACCTCTTCGATGCGTGGTTCTGTAGTAGTGAATGCTCTGAATAAGGCTCTATTTGCCTTCTTACCATTGGTATAGTATGCCTCTATTCCCTTGCTTCTTAGGATTGCCATGATTCTTCTGGCTTCCTTCTTGGTATACGTTTTTCCACCTTTAGGAGCCCTAGGAGCGCCATTCGATTTTACGAATATCCAGTATCCTTTTCTCCCGTCTCCGTTGATGGCATGCTCACCAGTACCGAATTCTTCATATATCGCATTCCAATAGTCCGAACCGATATGAACAGCCATGTTTTCCTTATCAATCTTGTATTCAAATGAGCCTGCTGTATGTGAAGATACCCTTCTACTGTTTCTGCTCGCCTGTGAACGTATTTCACCGCCAATCTCCTTGAGGAATGCTAATGCCTTCTCCTTGATTGCTGATTTAACGTTCACCGAATAATCATAGAACTTTACGTTATTAGACATTTATACCACCACCAATATACTTGAGATAGATTTCCAAATGCTGATGCAGTCCCATCGGGTCATCAATCAGCTGTATGTTATAAACTGAATCATTAATAATCATCCTCGCATTACTGGAAGTGAAGTACAGTGACTGATAATCACATAGGAATATATGTGTCGAATCCTGTAGCTTAGCGTTATAGGTGTCTGTTGAATCACCTGATGAAAGGTCAAGGAATCCTCTTAATGTTCCACAATCAGTCCATTCCTTTACTGACTCACCTATCTCATTCTTCTTAACTGTCTTAGTCTGAATGACTGCTGTTACATTTCCACCAATCATGATTAGAACCTTGCCTTCTTGTAGGGTTCTAGGAAGCCTAATAATGAGACAGGATACCCATTTATCTGATTATTAGAATCCTGGTCATAATATGTGACTGTATGCCTTGATAATGTCTCCGACTTTATTCCTATCTTATTCTTTGTGGTTTCTTTCCATATCATTAGGTCGATTACTCCTGTCTTGACTGATGCTGGATATTCAACCTTAGTGACCAGATTATAAGGTACTTCAAATAGTTCCTTATCAACCTTGATATACCCGCTGCATAGTTCAGTGACCACATATAATCCATCATTCACTAGTGATTGAGAAATCTGAATGGTATCTCCCACCCTTAGGAAAGGAGATGTACCATTCAATATGTTTCCTTCAGAACTCGCTATGAATCTGATGCTTCTGTTCTGAAAGTTGTTATGAGTGTATTCTCTGACTGTCATCTCCAAGGCTTCAAGCTTTTCCCTGACCACATCGGAATACTGCCCCTTGAACTCTGGACGCTTCATGATTTCTTCTACAGATACAATCATCAGATTCACCACCTTTCTTCATTACGCTGAGATTGTCTTTTCTACAGTTACGACTGCGATCCCATCAAGATATTCAGCCCATAACTTCATACCCATTAATGCGTAGGCTTCACCTACAGCGGTTCTATATGAGCCTTCTACATGGAATCCTAATAGGTTAGTTTCACCTTCAACTGTGTAGACAAGTCCTAATTTTTCGAACTGTGTAGATGGGTCAATGTAATATAGTACGATGTTCTCTACTGGTGTAGCGATTACCTTGCCCTGTGGGATTTCAGATGAAAGGATTAATGTAGAAGCCCCTAGGAAGTTCTTTAAATATTCAACTCCATTGGCTGTCTGAACAGTGATATTCGCTGAACCTAGATATTCATATACATCTAGAGTATTGACGAATACTACAACTTCAGAACAATCTCGATGTAACTTCTTGAATTTGTCCTTTACTCTACCGATAGACATTGAGATGGCCATCTGTAGTGTTTTCTGCTTGTCTGTCAAAGTACCGCTCTGAAGGAATGTATAGAACTTAGTCATTACATTGCTCTGTAATTCGTTCAAGAATGCGTCATCAGTCTTTTCTACTGCGATAGCTTGTCCATATTTATTTACGGCTTCAACTGATACAGCCTTGACATACTTTTCTAAAGTTAAATCCTCGAACTTAGTTTCCTTATATGTAGCCTGTGAATATGGGATTTCTTCCCCTTCTCCAACTGCTCCGTCTGCTAGTGTGACTTTCGCTTCACCTGCTTTTAATACTGTACCCGCTTCCTTAGCGATTGGTCTTACAATTCCTAATACTTCAATTAATGCGTTCCAGTTTCTTGTGAATCTAGTGACGAAATCAATCTCTCTCACTGTTGTATTTGTAATCTGTGCCTGTCCTGTTAGTTCTGTCTTTGCTGGCATATCTATTCCACCTTTCCATTTCCTGTGAATAATTCATAATTCTCTTTAATCGCCTGCTGGCGCTTCGCTGAATCCTTGATTCCCATGATTTCAGCCTTTGTCATTCCAGTACCACCGCCATTGTTCTGATTGTTCAGTTTCTTCTCTTCAATCTTCTTCTGACTAGATTGTTCGAACTGCTGTGGATACTGTACCTTTAAGTCCTTCACCTTGTCAGATAGTCCCTTGACTTCTCCATTATCATCAAGTTCCATCTTGAATTCAGAATCATGCCCCATCTTGAATAGTAGATAGTCAATATCATCAGCCTTCGCACCTGCTGAAAGTAATCCAATCTTTAATGCTGATTCCTTCTTCGCTTTTTCAATCTCCGCTTTCTGCTGCTCGATGATTCCCTGGTATTCAGTGATTTTGGACTGGATGCCTTCATTTCCTTTAGTTGCTTTCTGAAGCTCTTCAATCAGTTTCTGACTTTCTCCATCCTTCTTCATCATGGCTTCATGTTCTGTCTTCAATTTTCCATATCTTACATCAAGGTTTTCTTCGGATGCCGTATAGATCTTGTTATCCTTCATACCTGTTAGGATGTTCATTACCTGTTCATCACTGCATCCCTGTGACTTAAGTAATTCCTCTAATGTCATTGTTTCATTCCTTCCTTTCACATTTACAATTTTTACAAGTTACGTCTTGCTATGATTTTCAGTCATTGATGTTTTACGTTGTCACCAACGATAATGACATGAATCAGTTTATTGTCATGTTTCAGGACAATAATAAAAGCACCTAATGAATAGGTGCTTTGTTTCTAGTACTGAACTGAATCATCCAGTACTAGATAATTGAGTTGATATACATCTTTCTTTTTCTTGACACATTCAATGATGATTTCCGTCATCTCTTCTGGACCATATGCGGACATCTGAAATGTTGGAAAATCATCATTGAATGTTTTCTTATAGGCATTCAATGCCTTTTCAAATTCATCATCCATATTACTTGACCCCTTTCAGTATCTTAATGAACATCTCATACGAATTAGGTAGGAACTTCTTAATGAATTCAAGTTCTGAACCGCCATTCACTTCAGCACTCATGATATTTGCCCACATTTCGGAAGCTGATTCGTATTCTCTACACATGTCTCCGCACATCTTAGGATTCATCCCTAATTCCTTATATCCTTCTTTTAAGGCTTTAAGTTTACCTATCCTATTGATGCGATTAAGTCGCCTATTGTAGTATCTGTCACCATGCCCCCATACTAATCGTCGGTGTAATAATCCATCAATTGCATCCTGTACTCCAGCGCTAGCATCCGAATCCATAAGAGATTTAATCGTTTCATCATTTAATATTGATTTTAGATGACTTTTGTCCTCTCTAACTGCTTTTAGGAATTCATCTGAAGAACTCAGCTTTCTATTGAAATATGCATCAATTCCAGTCTTATCAAGTAATGTATCCATTTCCTTGAAATGAACTCCTTCGCATCCAGTACACACATCAAAGAAGTGCCCATATTCATGTGCTAATGTGCTGAATTTAGATTTTCCATTATCAATATACTTCGGTGCTAGATAATCGAATTGAATTTCATTGGTATCTGCTTTATATACTCCTGTGCCAAATTTACATTTAACTTTATCAATATCATCTGCATGATTGATATACAGATTCTTTATTGATTCATTTTCATGATTCTCAAGAATCTTCATATATTCGTTATAGTCTTCTTCCTTCATTCCAGCCTTTAATTTCTGCGTATGAGATTTTATGTCCTTATTATCTAACTTAATTCTACTAGCATCCTTTGGAAGGTTCAAATACTTCTGCTTGAATGATTCAAAACTATCTGACTTATCTAATTTGAAATACTGGGCTCTTTCCTTCAAGGTCTGAAGTTCCTTTTCATCCATTGCCCATTTAGCTCTCTGAAGGAGCTGACAGCGACAATTACATACGTTTCTGGCACTTCCACCGATTGATGGTGCCTTCATCTTCTCACCACCGACATCAAAGTAGTCATTCCACTCTCGTATCTGTCCATCTGCTTCTCGGTGCCATGGTCTAGTGAATCCATCCAATGTCGAATCCCACTGCTTGACTACATCAGCACCACTTTCAATAGCATCATCTCCAGCATCAAGAAAGCCCTGCTGGTTGATTCTATGTCCTTCAGTTCGAATGATTCTATTAGCATCGTTCAGCGCCTTCTTGAAAGGACTGTTCATTCCATTGGCCACCTGGTAGGCCATTTCAATCCATGTCTTTCCTCCAGCAATGCCCCTCGAAAGTTCCATTCTGACTGATTTCTTCAGCTTGGCGATATTCTCAGGTGTATCACCTCGTCTATAGTAGTTTCTAGATAGCTTTGATTCGGTCTTTATTGCTCTTTCTATCTTCTTAGGATCAATAGGCATTAGAATCGGTATCCCCTGGTTTGAGAAATTATACATCGAACCGATATATCCATTCACGTATGATCCATTGAAGAATTCATCAAGGGTCGTATACTGATTATCCTTCAGGTCCTTCAATGCCTCGTCAATCTGCTCTAGTAGTATCTCCTGGTATTTCCTCTGATAGATGATTGACTGAAGATTCTGAAGGTCATCCCTTGCATTGAGCAGTTTAATCTGTTCCTGGATGTCCTTCCTAGCCTTTCTATAGGCCGTCTTCAGTTCCTTGAGGGCTTTCTCCTCACTTGTCAACTGCGCCTTCACAGCGACTTTTTCAGCCTTATTCATCTGTAGTCACACCGTCCAGTACTGTTTGAGCCGTCTTATTGTCTTCAATATCTTCATCTTCATCCTTAGGTAGTCTATCCTTGATATCATCATAATCTAAATCCAGCACATCACATATGTATTGTATGATAGTTTCATCATCTAGTACATTATTGAGTGACATGATTGTATTTATCTCTACATCTCTCTTCTGTGCGTCAGTGAGTTCAATCTGAGCGTTATCGGAAGCGTTCGTCATGACTTCTCTTTCGAAATCGAACCATACATCCGATACATCATAGGCTGTATCATTATTCCTGTTGATATCATCAATGACTATCTTGAGGATTGATTTAAGAAACTTCTTCAGTCTGATTTCCAGTTTATTGCATTTGAGGTCCAGTAATGCATATCTTGATTTGATTACTACATTTGTAACATTGCCGTCACCTACCTGAGCACTATTGAATCCCATACCGAATCTATAGATGTTCTTCTCATCCTCATCCATCTTCACTTTTCTAGCATCATATGGAATGTCTACGGTGTGAACATCAACACCGCCATCAGCATCAACACCAATCATCTTTTTAGTCTTCAGATTAGTCTGTAATTCATTTAAATCATCACCATTGAACCCTTTAACAACATGTAATGGGTAATCAAAGTCTGCTAGATTATTAGAAAGACCACATGACATGATATCATAGTCATCAATGAGGTCCTTGATAGGCTTCAGACTACTCCATTGCTTCTTATTATTGTCCAATCGGAAAAATGGAATAAATCCAAAGTTATCAAAATAAGTGTTCTTGTCATTCTCCTTCGTATAGATAATATGTGGTCTTGGATTGATTGGTTCGGAATCATCAAGCATCAGTTTGCCATCATTCTCCTGGACATAGAAATATGTCTCATTTTCATCCCACACCTGGATTCTCTTGATTGTCTTATTCTCTCTTGTAAGCTTGTCGATATACCAGTATATAACATATGCACATCCATCATCCGTGTCACGCTCTCTCACTTCGATTACTCCTAGCGAGTCAGCGCATTCAAATGACAGTCTACCGTCCTTATTCATATATGCGTACATATATTCGAACCCTTTCGACATCGTTCCAGTCAGTACATCATTCAATTCACAGATGAAGTCATCATCGAAGTATTCATCCAGTTTGGACTGGAGTTCTGGAATATCGGAATGAATGATTCTATCTTCACCTGATAACATGTACTGTACAGCCTGGTCCACCAGTTCAGTGAAGAAAGGATGTGAGATCTTCGTATTAGTTCTATACGTATCCTCTACCAGCTGACCATCAGCATTGTAGTAGAACATCCTATAATCCATGATGTCATGTTCAGCATCATAGTAGCGCTGTCCTACCTTAGCCATTTTCTTCCTCACGGAACTACTATCACGCTCCATGAACGTCTTGATTTCTTCTTCTGTCAGCATTCAATCACCTCTCTTCCGCTCTCATGAATTCATTGGTAATCATTATGATTCGTACCCCATTATTCCCAAATAGATTACATACGGTCTCTTCATCAAATGTCTCTGATGAAAAGCCTAGAGAAAATAAAAAACAGTGACATAATTCATGTATCACTGTTCGTCTAGTCAGTTCTTTTGTCATTCCTCTTCTGATATATATCTTCTGTTCCAGGAACTTTGTGACACCCAGGACTACACCATCGCCCTCGCTGTCAAGCACCCTGTCATCAGCATATTCAATATTCCATTCTAAACCATTTACGACTGTCTTCATTAATACACCCATCCTTTACTCATGCTATATCTCTCTACTGCGTATCTTAGCGCATCCATCAAGTGGTTGAAGTCATCGATAGGGACATTCAGCTTCTTTCCGAATCTATCAGTATCCCATGTATAGTTGCTGATTTCTGTCAGAAAATTGACACATCTTGGATGGATTATAATCTCTAGATCCTGTATCCACTGTATCCCATGGACTATTGAATCCTTACCTTTTACAGCACCTTTCACATTCAGTCCATAATTCTTTAGTTCATCAATGGACTTCGGTTCTGCTGAATCAGCAGTAATGCGCTCTTTCCTGTATCCTAGTTCCTTGATTCTTTCAGCTATTGCCTTATTTGATAGACCCTTCTCATAGAATTCATCATAGATATAGAGTCTACTGTTATCCTTGTCTAATAGGGCAATGACGAATGCCGTCGGGTCATTGGTATATCCAAAGTCTAGACCGCATACAGTCTTCAGATTGTCTCTTATTACTCCTTTTCTGCCTTCCTGGGATTCCTTCCTAGTGATAAGGGTATATGCCTCCTCTTTCCAGTTCTCATATATCAGACCTTCAACAATACCCCAGTTCCCTAATCCAGCGACCTGGTATCGCCTTGGGTTATTGGTCTTCATTCTTTCGAATACTGCCAGGTCGGACTTATCGAGCCACTCATTACATAGGTAGTTAGTAGTCAATGCTAATATATCAGGGTCATATGAATCAAAGAATCGCTTCTTTATCCAGTGATGCTCATTCCATGGGTTCAGCGTGATGGTAATCTGCTTGAAAAGACCTTCAGGAGTAGAACCTCTGATAGATTCATCAAGCATGTCGAAATCTGATTCAGACATGATTTCATACGCTTCTTCAATCCACATCCAGCATAGACACCCCTTATCTACTGCGATAGATGTCACCTTCAACGGGTCATCTAATCCACGAAAGTAGATTTTCTGTCCTGTCGGGATGTAAGTGGCTTCAAGTGGTGATAATGTGAAGTTCCATAGGTTGTCCACTCCCCATCTATGTACTGCCCACTTCAGGTCAGTGAAGCATGAATCCTTCAAGGTTCTGAAAGTCTTTCTGACTACTAGAAGGTTCGCTTCAGGATACTTCATTAGATGGTAGATATACCATAATGCGGTTGTCTTCGATTTCTTGGATGCACGTGATCCCTTCACTACTCTATATCTGCCTCTGAAGTTCCAGAATGTCTTGTATCCTCTTCCTACTATATCAGGAAGATAATAATACTTCTTACTGCTACTCAAAAGGATAATCCTTTCTGAACCTCTTACAGTGACGCTTATCGCATCTATGTGTGTCTATATGCCCCTGTGCAAGTGCTCCATGATGCCAGTAGCACCATCCAGCAGGATGATTCGTATAGTTCCCATCTATGCAGCGGTATAGGTTTTCAGTCTTGGGTGGAAGATTCTTCAATCGCTCTCTTCTTCGTCTTCTCTGCTCTTCCTGGTTTCCTCTGCCTCTGCTTCTCTTTCTAGTCTTCAAGGTCTTCTTCACCTCCGAATACTGGAAGGACCACATTGACAGTTGCTGTATTATCAAGTGCGCCCTGCATTCTTGCTAATAACTGGATAGCTTTGATTCTATCTGCATTTGATGCTGTCTTCTTCTTAGTGACCGCTTCAGAAATGCCATCACCACAGCCCTCTACCACTATGACATCTTCCTCTGACTGCTTCAGAATGATGGATGTCAATACTTCCTGCATTTCTCGTGCATTGATGATGTTCTCTGTCTTGATCTCATCACTTAATTCTTTTATATAGTTCTGAAGGTCAACTCTAGTCAATAATTTCTGTCCAATCTGCTTTGCAGTCTTCTCTGAATATCCTGCCTTGATTGCTGACTGCTTCGCATTTCCAGTCTTGACGAATTCCTCACAGAACCTCTTCTGTTTTGCTGTCATTCTGACATCCCTCCTTTCTGACAATATAAAAAGGTACCTGGTTGGTGCCTCTAGATTATTTATTCCTATTATAACTATATAATAGTTATAATGTTCTATTCAACCGACATCATAGGATAATGTTGTGACATCGTGTGTGTAAAATTCTTCAGCGCTTCAAGATGAATCTTTCTGGTATATTCGTATGAGTATGACATCTCACTTGATACCTCATAGAGTGACTTGAAATCAATATACACTCTATACAGAATCTTTCTGTCTCTTCTATCGCTGACATTATGAATCATATCAATCACCGATACTCTGAATTCTGCATAATCCTTATTCATCTTCTTCAGTTTCTTATCTTCTTCAATCATCTTTAAAAGAAGATGCTCTCTTGAATGAGGGTCCGAACTGCCCTGACATGATTCACTGTCATAATTGATTCCTGCGACTCCTAGTGAATCTCTTATCCTGTCAACATATTCCTTCTGTTCCTGGACTTCCTCATATCTATTTCTTACCTGCATTAGAAATTCTTTCGCAATCATTCAATCATCCTTTCTGTCTATGGTGTCTATGCTGTCTTTCGTGTCTTAGGTGCTTTATACTACTATATATATTTATTTTTTTTCGTATAAAATCACTAAAAATCACTACTTTATTAAAAACAACTATAAATATAACGAAAGACACGAAAGACACGAAAGACAAAACTTAAATTATAATGTATATATCGTATGTTTTTCTGTCACTCGTAGTGTCTTTCGTGTCTACGCTCAATCACTGCCATTATGTCCTTGGTGGTGCGAAAATCCTTAGCACGTAAGACACCTAAGACAGTAGATCATCAATCAATGGAAGACTAGACAGTACATCAATGAAGTCATTCCATTCATCTAGCTTGTGATTCTTTCTCTGTTCGATGATTCTTGCGACCACCTCATAATTCATCATGACGGTACGTGTCTGATTATATGAGCTTGGTAGTAGCTGAATCATCTGCCACCAGTAGTCCTTATCCTTTGTCTTGAGATACATATCTCGGTACTTATTCAAGGCTCTGATTGTGATATCCAGGACATCTTCTGATGCTAAATAATATTCTTCAAATTCAACAGCCTCTTCCTCACCGTCATGTGAAATGAAACTGTCATGTAGATACTCATGACTGAAATCATCAACAGTGAATTCCTTGGCATGAATCTTATGCATAGTGCTGCATGAGTTTGCTACCGTTCCGATTTTATAAGTATCAAATTCCTTCCACCAGTACAGTGGAGCGGTGATGTCCATATACACATTAATCATTCTTAAGTACTTTCTATGCTCCGTTCCTGCCTTGAATAGATTCTTCATGAGAGTTAAATCATTGTCACCAGGAAGAAAAGTCAGTTCTTCTTCCCATTCACTATCCTTGTACATCTGACTATCCATCCTATCCCATGAGTTCATTGGATTTCTCATTCCATGGACGGCTTCCATGAACCCATAAATATTTAGAATTTCACATTTAATCATGTATTTTCTCCTATTTTATCTATAAAAACTATCAAGAATTATCAAAATCATCTTGAAAAGTATGAAAATTAGTATAAATTCTAGTGCAATCATGCTTATTTTCCTTTTCTTTCTGCATCTGATGAAGCAATCATGAGTCCCATGATAATGACTCCCATTCCTGTTCCAATCATCAGACCAACAATGAATCCAACTAATACCATGATATCCCTCCTTACCTTACAAATGTCTTCTGAAGACTGAAGATGAGATCTCTTCCTTCATCTATGGATCTTGAACTTTTCTTGATTCTTGCATGCTTTGTGATGATGTCTATCTTGTAGAGATTATCATATGAATCATTACCATTTCTTTCAATCTTGTTCTTTGACAGATGCTTATTTGATACTATCACTAGGTCATCAGTATCAAACTTCTTACCATCAAAATAGAATCCACCATCCACCTTCTTCGGTTCGAATGTACTTAATTTATACATCATCTGTTCAGCCAGTTGCTTATCATAGAATCTCATAGTATGGACACACTTTCTATTGTAGAAGAACTTGATGCGCCACTGTGAATTCCTTCTATTGTAGTCTGCACTGTCCATGTACCACTTCACATTGTCCAGATTGATTATAGAGAATCTATTCTTCAGCTGATACGCTTCTGATGAATTCACTGGTTTTCGAAACGTTCCCCACACTTCAATTAGTCTTGACATTATTCATCACTCTCCTTCTTTAAGCCAATCTTTTATTGACTTGCTATTTTTAAATTTACAACTTTTACACTCATTATACTCATTATTAATGATGCCATAAGAGCAGTATCTTTTATAAACTTCTTGATACAAATAATCGCAGTTATGACCGAATGCATTCAAAAGTTTATCAAGTTTCTTTTCATCTACTTCAATGCGACCCATCAAGAACACCTCTAATCTGTTCTAATTTATCGACTAGTTCTCTATTTTTAAGTTTTGATTCTTCTAAATAGCCATCCTTGCATTTGATATACAATTCTAAACTATCACAGTACTTTTCTAAAGCTGTAATATAGCCATCTTTATTGAGAAGACTATTGCTTCTATTGTCATATCCTAGAAAGTCCATCTGGTTAGGTCTATCTGAAATGCCAATGGTTTGTTTTTCACCTGGTTTAATCCATTTCAAGAAGTTTTCTTTTGAATAGAATGGACAATTCCCTTCACAGCTCCCAATGTCACAAGGGACATCTATTCTATTCTTTTCTTTTCTTTTCTAAAGAATCATTGAAATTGTAACAGACACAGTCTCCATACATTTCTTTTTCACCGATATAATTGGCGACTTCTTCCAGTTTCTTACTGTTCACAACTTCCATGTTTTCTGCTTCCTTTCGTGACTGTTCTTTTTGGAATGATCGTTCTACCTCTCTGTTGATTTTTAATTTTTGGTAATCTCTTACTTTGTCAATGTCCAGATATCCAAGACATACCAGTTCAGTAATACAGATGAGTACATCAGCAATCTCTTCATGTAGGTTGTCCTCGTATTCATCATGAAATCCATATCTTTTAACTTTTGTAATAGCTTGGATTAACTCTGCGCACTCTTCCGATGCGATTGTAAGAGTTAAATCATCGCCGTTTACATTAGCGACTCTGTCTAGCTTTAATACATTATTATGAGGTACACTCAATAATCCCATGATTGCTCCAATTTCTTTAAACATCTCTATTCCTCCTCAATCTTGAATGTTGATACTGCACCAAGTAGACTATCACCCTCAAAGATGAATACTGGAGAACGCTCTCCGTTCTTCTTATAGATGGGATTCTGACATGGAAATGTAGATAGTAGCTTCTCGTCTACATATAACTTCGTACCATTATATTCGAATACTGCTAGTGATACCTTCCCTACTTTTCTGACTTCATTTGTCAATGTGATATCATCTGAATACCATGCCTTGTCAAGCAGTGTCTTGAAATTAGTCTTATCCTCTTCTCTGAAACACTTTTCCATATTCAGGTATACTTTATCCTTAGGAATGACATACAGCGCTGTAGCAGTCTTATTCGTAATGCATACTGTCTCATTATCATAATGAGTATACTCACAATATCTATATGGGAATTTTCTTAATTTATCCCCTCTATCTACCGCTTTCATTAGAATCTCCTTCTGAATCTTTCCAAAATACATTATTTCTCATCCCTTTCTTCTCTGAAGTGCATTATTATAGGTTCGCCATCAGTAATGACTCTCCCTTTAATATCACACTCATGAGCAACATATTTCATATACTTCATGAATAAACTGCGATATTTAGCGTTTAATGTTGCATATTCATTTAATACTCTGCGATATCTATTATTTAAGTTTTCGCATTCTTCACGTAGCTCATCTATGGTATCCCTACAATCTTCTAGAAGATAACTATAGTTTTCTTCTATTTTGTTATACTTGTCTTCCCAATCCTCTACTATTTCCTGAACCTGTTCCGCTGTATATCTAGTCATATTTACTGGTCTCCTTCCATTTCCAAGTATTCTAATAAATCATTATTGAAATCCTTGATGACTTCATCATTCTTATGCTTTGTTAGATAATCGTTCAACTCATTAGTGTTGATACACCACTCATAATACCCTTTTGATTTATTAAACCAACGCATAGACTCAGCAATCCACTCATCCCTTTTTAGGTATGGATTATATGTCTTTACTTCAATAACGTTTATAGCTTTATCGCCAAGATCCAGTTCTTTGACTCTTATACCTTCTAGATAAGAATCTAAAATTTTCCAATTATCTTTATTTTCAATAAATTTTCGTCTTTCATTTTTATTCTTTAACATAATCATTTAACCTCCATTAATTCAAATGATGAAATACTATCAATTGCGATAGTCACTCGATTAACATTGTAGATTGCAAAACGTGACACATATTTAATGTTAATATATTTATTATTGATTCTGAATGTCTTCTCATTATCATTAATTTCTCTTGTTAAATAACTACTCATTTCTTCAACGGTTAGTTCATTTTTTTTCTATCAAAATTTTCATTGGTATTTAATTCGTATTGATCACCATTATTCATGTGAATAATCAACTTCTTCATTTTCTTTTCCTCCATTCCCCTTTATCTTTATTCTTGGCCACTAATCTAAAATAGAATTCTGCAATACCTTCAATACTTGACTGGTGTTCATTTATACATTCTCTAAATAACTCTGAATCTTCTTCATAATTTTCAGCAATCATTAGAGACCAGTCGCTCACAAAAGGCATTGCATCTGCGATTGCTAATTTTAAAGCCTCTTTATAGACTTCTCTATAATGTGCAGCGTGAGCATCCGAAAGTCTATTAGTGAGTTCTAAATGCTGATTTTTAAATCTTAAATCCTCTATCTTCTTTTCGAGGTCAGCAACAAACTCACTTGAATATGTGATATCCTTAATCTTCACAATCTGTCACTCCTTTATATTTATATAATCCTTTAACATTTCATTTTTGGCACGTGTATAGAAGTTTCTATCAATTTCAAAACCATATACATTTCTATTCATTTCTGCGCATGCTCTAAGTGTTGAACCACTACCACAGCAAGGATCAATAACAACATCATTTTCATCAGTGAAGATTTCTACTAACTGCTTGATTACATTCACAGGCTTCTGGGCTGGATGGATTTTCGGAATATCTTTCTCATCCTTCTCCCATCTGAACCAGTTGAATATCATTCTTCCTGTTCCTCTGATGTTCTTTCCTGTCTCTGGGTCGGTTTGTACTCCGTTTCTGAACTTTGGTAATTTACCTCTGTACATGACTAATGCGTATTCTGTAGCACCAACTACTCTCATGTTTGCCTTCAGTACTTGAGGACTGTAATTCTTGATAAATACTAAAGGAATGTAGTTTACAAATCCATGCTTCTTACCAGCATCAATAAGTGTAGGCATCTGTTCGAAACTACAGAAAACTATCATGCATGGGCTGTCTGAACTTCTTCCACGTTTCTGCTTCTTGTGGTCTTCTTTCTTCAGCATTCTTGAACAGAAATGGAAGTATTCATATAGGTTAAAATTGAAATCACTATTGAATGCTGACTTCCCAGCTAATTTAGATTCGCCGTTTTTATTGTCCCCCCCTGTACCATATTGGATTAGATCCATAGAAATTATTACCCACGTTGTAAGGTACATCAGCAATAATCAACTGAGCCTTTGGGATAGCATATCTCTTATAGTTCTGCATGCTATCTCTGTATATTTCACATCTATTCATCTTCGTTCTCCTCTACTTTATATATGTAATACTTTCTATGCTGATTCGCTCCAGTTGGATGCATATCAGCATATTTCTTTGAATGGAGTCTAGTGAACATGCATCTGAATGATATTTCTGAAACTCCAATCCTTTCAGCGCACTCTCTCGCTGTTCTGACTATCAATGGTCTATCGAATTCATCATAGACTATGTAGTAATTCATCATTATCACCTCAATAATTGAATTAGATACTGAACTTATTCAGCACCTAATTCAAAAAAAATTATCTGACAAATCTTGTCACTCTTATTCCTCCATCTTCTCGCATCTGCTTCCTGTCGCAGTGTAGATGTTTCTTGACTTCTTTCGTGAATGTCTGCATTGCCATTCTAGAAAATCCATTCTCTGAACAGAATGCATCATATCTAAGGAATACCTCTTTTGTAGTCTTCCCTATTACTTCCTGTTCTACGTCCAGGCTTTCAAGGAATAGTATCACTGGATTATTATCCCTTTCAAAATCATCAATCTCATTCTTGACCTTCTGCGATTCAGTGAATTCACGATTCTGAAGTACTCTCTTGAGACCTTCTATTCCTAATCTGATGAGATACTCTGCTACATCCTGCTTCTTCAGTTTCCATGTTATCTGTGGGTCAAAGTCAGGGTAATCCTTGCTGAATTTTGCATTGAATGGAATTATTACAAGTCTTCTCTTGATGGCATCAAAGCCCTTGTTCCTCATTCGTGGGATCTCATTGAATGAGAAGAAAAGCTTTACAATTGGTTTATAGAAAAAGGCATCCTGTCCCTTGTTCTCTGCCTTGATATCATTACCAGAACATATCCTCTTGAACTGTGACAACACTTTACCTTGAAGGAAATCGTCATTCGAATCATCACCGATATTCGCTAGCTTACCGAACATTGAAGCAGTACTGAATCTTTCAGATAGTTCATCCATGTCAAGTGATACATAGTTCTGTCTTCCCAGTACATTCTTCACCATGTCGAGGAATGTCGATTTCCCATTGCTTCCGCTTCCTGTCAGTATGAATGACTTTGACATCTCATTCTGTCTGAAGAAGCAGTATCCTATTGATTCCTCAAGGATAGCCCTTATCTCCCTGTCACCACATGACATCTTATTGAGAGTCTTATCGCATAATTCACTGTATGCCTCTGGATTATAATCCCATGGTATCTTGCTAGTAATCACATAGTCAGGACTGAATGGAAGCAGTTCATCAGTCTCTAGATTATATACTCCATTTCTGAATGCTATCAGATTAGCATCAGAACATTCACTTTCTTCAGGTGTTATGATTTCCAGGAACTTCAGTGTCTCTACTCTATGATTTGCTTTGAGCGTCGGAATGACCTGGACCATCTTCAGTTCTATATACTTATATCCTGAACGATATACACCCTCGTCATCATTGTAGATGTGTAACTGCCCCTGGATTCGCTTTATATGGTATTCATTCTTCATGTACTGGGCGAAAACGTTATGCATGAACATCTTTCCATGGTAGAACATAGGCTTTGCGAAAGCCTCATCCCTAGTGATGACATCCATCTCATCTTCAGATAGTGCATCTTCAAATATGAAGTGATTAATATTGTCTAATATGTGCCTTATAGGCTCTCTATCAATCATCAGCTGGGACTGAAGGATGAGGATGTACTTGAATAATTCATCATTTCTTCCATCACCTTCTGATAATGACATGAGATCAATCTGAGTATTGACTGGTAGAAGTTCAATAGGTACTTCATCAATCTCCTCTGGTTCATATGATGGTGGAAACCTGTCAACCCAGTCAACTCTCAAAGGTATGTATGTCGAGCCGTTATGGATGTCAGCTGTCAATCCTACGGCTAGCTTCTTATCCTTGCCACCCTTCTCGATTCTATGAGCGGTATCCTTCCAGTACGAATGTATATGTCCGTTGCTTGGGTTCTCAAGTATTAAACATTTCCAGTTGTTCTTATCTGCCATGTCCCAGAACTTCTGCGATAGTTCATCAGTATCAAATGAGATATCAATATAGTCATCATTCAATACTGCTCCAAATGAATCACAGTTCTCAACCTCATTCCATGCAAGAAGGTTTGAATTTTTGACTTTCATTGTGGGCTTCTTCCCACTGCCTTTCGCATATCCTTTGAAGACCTTTTCATTGCCTTCCCATTCCATCTCATCACCTTCCTTCAACATTGAATCCTGCTATTCTTTTATACGCTGTATCTATATACCACTGCCTGTCAAGTTTATGAGGCACCTTCACATCATTCACATCATCATTGTAGATGAATGAATGTAGTGGAGTCCCTTCAATCTTCGATATCTTCCCATTCACATGGATTTTCTGAAGCATTCCATCGGATGGGTCTCTTGATGCGAATGCTCTTACACACTTCTCATTCAGTCTCTTAGGAATCCCATTGAACTTCTCGACTGTTCGTAGTCTCCCAGTCTTTGGATTCACTTCTCTGACCTTCACTATCTCACCACCATATAAGATATCCTTATATTTTGATGATATCTTCTTCACCATCTGGAATTCCTTCAGCTCATTACATTCATTGATGGTCTTTTCAATAGGTGTATTATGGATGATTCTATCAACTACCGCTTTATTCACGATTGGTAAATCATAATCAAGCGGTGATAGTTCTTTCACGTATGTTCCTTTTCTTTCAGCCTTTCCATCACTGAATAGGAATACATAGTTATTCACATCCTTCTGCCAAATTGACTTAATTTCATCGAATTCGAGAACCATATTGCAACGCTGTTCCCACTCATAGCATACATCATCCATCTGCTCGAACGCTTCATCAGTGTCTGGAAGACTGACGATGAGACCATCAGTATTGGACTGAATCAATTCGAATCCATCAATTGTTTCTAGATGTTCAATGAGATCAATGAGCATCAATTGACCATTAATACATATTAGATTCGCATTTCTTGGGTCATATGCTAATGAATTCCTATCCTTACTGATTCCATATGTTCCATTGATGACAATCTTCAATGGTGCCTGTTCCTTCTTCTTTCCTGCATGCTTCAATTCAATTCTTCTTTCATATATCTTTTTGAACTTCTTAGGATTCTTCGTATTTCTAGTCAGCAGATTATGGAATATCATCAATCGTGGATAGAATGAAGCGACATCCACATGCCATATCTGTCGCCCATGTCCCAGGTTTCTGTACTGTTCTTTTCCTGCATGGATTCCACCCCATGATATCTTATGCTCAAGTCCTGCAATAATCATCTTCAATGACTCAGTATAGACTTCTGAAGGGTTTTTCTTTCCCTTCATTGACATATAGAAGTCTATCGCTTTTCTATACTTCTTGATGTTGATACATGGTAGAATTGATAAATCGAATTCATCATCTCTCTTTGTTTTCTGACATTCTAGAATCTTAGCGCTCATCTGCGCCTTAGTCAGTCCGACATCATAGATTGATAATGATTCAGGGAACATCTTTATCAGTGATATAGAAGTGTTGAAGTCATTTATTCTCTTCATGAAGACTTCTATAGTCTGCTCTACATCATGAGTACAATACTTCAGAACCTCTTTAATTTCCTTCTCAGTAAGTCTTCTATCAATATCGAATAGAACAGATGTCTCTTTTATATTGTTCCCCATGAAGCCTTCAAACTGCTTCAGACCGTTGTCACCACGCTGCATTACATCGTAGTTTATCATTCTGATTTTTCTGAAGTCACGATTGAATGACCATCCTTGTTTATTCTCCTTGATAATCCAGTTATTTATTCTGTATGGATCGTGTCCGAGTAGGATGCCCTTATGAATATACTGGTCATAGTGATTATTGTTGAATCCTATCCATATATCCTTCTCATGGCTGTAGTGAAAGTCTTCGAGTGCTTCTCTATCATTGACAATTTTATATGTCCTTTTCTCATCAGTGTCGCATATGACTACCATCCAGTCATATTTGAACACTTCATAGTCATAAAAAAGCATTATTCAATTCCTTTCTTCAAGTGTTGCTGGTGACTTAATGTCACCAGCGTTCACCTGTTAATCTAGATCATAGACTTCTTCAATCTTGAAGACATTGAAACCCTTCTTATTCTTGTAATAATCAAGAAGATATTCAAGATTCCCATCAATCGCTTCAGCGATATCAAGAAGTAACTGATTATATTGCTTGTAACCTTTGAATTCGACTGTAATGCCTGAATCTAGACTTCTTAGTAATGAATTAGCATTTCCAATCTGCCATCCTTCAGTGATTAGCTGATTATAGAATAAACATTGATTCTTATAATTACCATTGATAATTCTGAATGTGACTGAAATCATTGGAGCGCCATTATTCTTGTCTGACTTGCATTCCTTGATTTCAATGTTTTCAACTCTTACTTCATATTTACCTTCTGGCACTTCCTTATAAGAATTACCAGTATTCCCATTGTTTTCTGCTTCTTCTACATCATGCTGTAGACCTTCTACATCCATGTTCTTATCCCACTTATCGAAAATATTCATATTATTCACCTTTAACCTTTCTTAATCATTGAAAATATTTGTAATTCCATTAAGAAAATCAATGAAACTGCCAATGACAGCATCTTCAAGCGCTTCTTCTTTTTCTGTTGATTCCTTGAGTATTTCATCAAGATTGACATCTTTCTTTTCAACATCAGCAACTGACTTCATGATTTCTGTAGTAACTATCTCGAAAGCTAACTCTTCAATATCATGCACGTAGGTATTAAACAACTTAGGATTTCTATTCATTTCTATTTTCAGAATAGTTGCTATTCCTTTTTTCGTATCCTTTACATGATGTTTCTTTCTAACATCCACGATTGTTTTAACAATGTGATCATAAATTCCTGCTTCCTTTAAAGCTTCAATAAACTTATTCATGATTATCTTACCTTTCTTGTTCTTCTTGTTCTTCTTACTGGCTTCTCTTCATGAACCTCAGGTTCTTCAATCTTCGTTTCTACGGGCTTTTTAACTTCAACAGGTTTAATTGTATCTGTTTCTTCTTTCTCTTCTTCAGCGACTTCTAATCCGTCATTCTGAACATCTTCAGCACTTTCCTCAAAAAAATTAGAGTTCGCTTCATCATAGACCTTTACTAGTTCATCCCAGTCCAATGGGATTGTAGTAGCGCTGATGTTCTTCAGACGGCCACCACCGAAAATGACCTCATTGGCCTTAAAGTTCAATGTTCTGGTTCCATCATCTTCTACGATTACTCTTGCCACAATATCGACCATTCCAGCAATCTTATTTGCTACTTTTGGGGGTAGATTAGGCTTGATTGATGTAATCTTATCACCACTTTTCTTAGTGATGTCTTTTGAATCATCCTCATGTGACAGTAGGATGATATTTTCATAATCTAGATTCATGAGTCTTCTTATTGTAGATAGATATTCAGTCTTGATGATATCCCATCCTTTTCCGAATCCAGCATCAGATTCGTGGCTGATACCTAATTTGTTATACATGAAGATTCTACATGCTTCATAGGTATCCTCTAATAAATCTACTACGATCGTCTTGAATCCATTTTCTCCAACAGTACGCTCTAATTCATCAATTACATCCTTGAAAGTCTGCCATGCTAGAATCTTCTGTCTACCTTCATATGTATCCTTGATAGGTACATACTGCATTGTTACGAAATTGATATTCCCATCAGTGTTGAGGTTCAATGGTCCAGGTGCCTTGTCTGCAAATGTAGTCTTTCCACTGAATGGACCACCATAGATCCATAATTTTCTTCTTGCTGTCTCTCCAGCATGTCTTCTAGTTGGTTTCGGTAAATTAAACATATATGTCTCTCCTTTTTCACAATATTCCTTGTATTCGCACCATTTGCATAGATATGAGTAATTCTCAGTGCATTGGTCAGTCAGACCAATCTTCATGCAGGTGCTATAGAAATCTACGACTTTTGAATAGTCATAGATGACCTGTCTTATCTGAATCTCCCTGGAATCAAGTTCCATCTTGATTCTATTTCTGAATTCCCATAGAGATTCATCCTTCTTCTGCTTTATCTGGACTTTAGGAACGAATACAAAATACATTCTTCTAATCTTTATTCCTTTAATCATTTCAAGAAAATACTTATATACATGTAACTGTCTAGACTCCATATAATGCTCGATATTATTCGAATACTTGAAGTCATATAAATCGAACTGACCATGCTCCAATTCTCCATCGTACTTCGTACATGGTACGAGCAGGTCAGCCGTACCCTCATAGACATCATTCTTGAAATTCACTTCATGAAATCCATCTGGTAGAAGTTCCTTCATTTTTGGAATCCAGTATTCCAGTTTGATGATTTCGTTAATGTGTTCATCAGTAATAACAGGATATGAATTGACATATTCACGTATTGCAGTCTCCATGTCTTTTTCCATTCCTTTATGAATCGCTGTCCCCAGTATTAATGGGTTAGCAGGATCATCAGACGGCAATGTATCAATGTCCTTCTTGTATCTCAGTTCGAATCGCTTTGGACAGTTATCAAAGCATTCACATGTTGAGAAGTGAAATCTATCTATCATCGGACCATACCCCCTTTAGTACCTTATACATCTCTTCTTCCATCCCCTGATAGAATACATCATCTTCATTATGACCATATCTGTATGGTGTTGTGATTGAGTGAATAAGAGACATGAAGACCTCGAAATCCTTAGGATATAGGAGTATTCCATACCCTCCAGCCTCATCAATCTTCTTTAGATTGTGAATCTGTAGTTCTGTAGGCTTCCCATTTGGTCCCTTTATTTCAATACCCATGAATCGTCCTTTAATGCATGCGATGATATCTGGAACACCTGCTTTCGTGAAGTTTCCTCCACCCCAGTACTTGAAGAAATATGCATCGTTCATCTTCAGGAAGGATTTCACTTTTGTTTCAAATACTTTTTCCTTACCCATGTCATCCTCCTTATTTCTTTACAGTGATTCTTACTGAACTCTTGACAGGTGAAACCTTTGTACACTCTTCAGCGATATCAGGATACTGCTTCTTGAGCTTAGCAGAATCAATTGACTTTCTTTCACTTGGTGCCACGTACATGAATTTCACTCTGTCATTCTCGAATGACTTCACATCATATTTTTCCATGGCCTTTACAAGCTTATCCTTCATCTTCTTTTCCTGGTCTTCAATGCTCTTCTTTTGTACAGCTAATTCAGAAATATCATCAATGACCTTCTGAACTGTTCCAGGAATCTTCATTTCAGAAGGATGTATCTGGTATTCACATGAATCAATAAGAGACGTGCATACTTCATCGCATGTCTTTCGTTTTTCACAGAACATGCAGCACTGCTGACATACAGCATTGTCTTCAATTGCCTGTAGACATTTAATCATCTTCATCACCCCTTTCATAATCATCTTTTATAGCGAGTCTGATAATCCATAGACATGATAGAATAAATAGTACTAACCAAGTCATCATGAGCCATCCGAATTCGAAATCATCAATCATGGCTGTAATCATGATTATTAGTAGTGATGCAGTTGTAATGACATTACTTACATTCATCTTCTTCAAATAGCGCATCAGTATAATCCTTCCTTTCCTTTAGTCTTTTCAATATCTTCTCTTCAACTGAATCTGCACATATCATCAGATAATAGAAGCATGTCTTCTCCTGTCCGATTCTATGTATTCTCTTCTTGGACTGTTCGAAATCCTCTGAAGATAACGGAAGAGAGAAGTAAATCATCTTATTACATCCGTATTCATGCAGATTTAACCCCTTAGATGCTGATTGATACTGGCATAGACAGATGGCATCATCCTCATCCCTGAACGCTGTAAGGTCCTTTACATGCCCATTTACCTGTGATACTGGTCTATCTAGTCTCTTACATATCTTCTTGAGTCTCTCAAGTTCATCATTCCATGTGTAGAATACTATGACTCTGTCTCCTGTCGATTCCAGAAGGTCTTGGAATGCATCAAGTTTATTCTTATTGTAGTGAGCGCATAACTGACGACTATATAATAGTCTCGTCAATGTAGTATCACCTACCAGCTCATTACCCTCTACATCTATGATGTAGTCCTTCATGAATCTGAGATATTCTCTAGTAGGTTTCACCTTTATATTAGTGAAGACCTGCTTCGGAAGATCAATGACTTCCTCTGTCTTCTTGAAGACGGCCCCATGTTCTCGCATCTTGTTTTTAAGTCTATTAATATTCTTGTATGGATTATCTTTATCAACTACCTTATGAACCATTCCGCCAATAGTGATGCTTCTCCAGTTGATATACTGCCTGTTATAGAGTTTTTCAGAAATATTCCATCCGAGTAAGTGAATCTGTGTCCATAGATTCTCATACTTACCTCCTACAGGAGTACCAGACAGCAATATGGAATGCGCTGGATTCATCTTCAAGATGAACTTCGTGCGCTTACTCTTCATATTCTGAATCAATGATGATTCATCAAGCATTAGCGTGAAGCCCTTCAGTTGAAGAAGTTCCTTTCTTCTCCATATCATGTCATAGTTAATTACTCCAAGCATGATTCCTTGAGGTTCTTTCATGTTTACAATGAAGTTATGAAGGTCTGATTTGTCTCTTAGATCATAGATAGACCATGAGGAATAGTATTCATGAAAATGGTCAACCCAGTCATATATCTTTGATTTCTGACACACTACTAGATTCACCTTACAGCCGTATCTTTTGAGAACTTCGGACCCTGTAAATGTTTTTCCTAATCCCATATCATGGTATACAGCGACATTCTCAAAACCTTTAGTCTGTTCAAGTGCTTCCTGCTGGTGTGGATATAGATTAATCATCCCCACTCACCTCTATTCCTGTACATTCTTCAAACTTCTTCGGACTGATGTAATAAGTCCACTGTCCCGACATCTTGACCGCATATCCGAACGGGAATACATCACGCTGGAGACCGATTCTGACGAACTGCTCCGATACTTCCATTAGTTCAGCGACTTCAGATACGGACATTCTATTCTTCATAATTATCAATATCCTTGATATCGAGATACTTCTTGATTCTGTCAATCTGTTCCTGACTGTTTCGCTTTCCAGCGAGGATGTCGGATAGATATGATAGACTGATTCCCAATTCCTTGGAGAGTTCTGTCATGTTGCTGTCCTTATGAATCAAGGCAATCTTGACCTGTTTCTTTAAGTCTGACATTGAATTCACTTCCTTTCTGTAATTTCTTCAGCAGGTCGAAAAATAAATAAGCGTAAAATATTGACACTTTGCTGAACATGTTCTATCATTTGTTTAGGATTAATGAATATAGCTCACGAAAGCGACTCTATTATTTTATTTTGCTGAATTACTTCTTCACCTGACAAGATTTATTATAGTAGTTCTTCAGCATTGTGTCAATAGAATACGCTGAATTTATTCTGTATTTTTGAAAGGAGAATATAATATGGAATTCATGGACAGAATTAATGAACTATGTAAGGAAAGGAAGATATCAAAGAGACAGCTAGAAAGGAACGCTGGCATCGGTGTAGGTTCTTCATCTAAATGGAAGACGTTTACCCCAAATAATGCGACAATGACAAAGCTAGCAAATTACTTTGGAGTATCAATCAGTTATCTGACTGGTGAGAGTGAATACCGCAATGACCAGGAAGCCCAATGGGCAGTGCAGTATGATGATGCTCTCAAGGAGGAATCAATAAGATATGAGAAGGGATGCAGAATACCAGTATTTGACTATGTCCCTCAAGATCTCACTCCAGAAGATGCGATAGGATGGGAAGAGATGTCATACAGAATCGCCAAGACTGGGACATTCTACGGACTAATTATGATGGATGATTCAATGTCCCCACAAATCAATAAAGGTGACACATTATTGATTAAGCAGCAGGATACTATAGATGATGGACAGATTGCTCTTGTTGATTATGACGGACATATGATAAGAAAAATTATCAGACAGGATGACGGTGTAATTCTTCAGCCATTCAATCCAGGACATAGACCAATATACATTGCTGATATTAGTAACCTTAAGATTATAGGAAGAGTGATGCAGAATAGACAGGTCTACTAGAAGGAGAATAAAATGAGTTTATTTAAGAAAAGAGATATGGCCCATCTTGAAAATGGTGAACTGCCATGGGGATGGGTTACTGAGAATAGTGATTTCATCGAAAAGACTGGAAAGGAATACAGTTATTTTCTGAATAGATGGATTGCTGTCAGATATGCCTCTCCAAAGCAGTTGAGACCAGTGCTGAAGTCATTTGTAATATATCTGAAGGACCTGGAGAAACTATGCAAGCGCAAGGGTGAATGCTTCGAATTCTGGTATTATGAGATCCTCACATCAAGGGACTTGGGGCTAGTATAAATTTAGTGCCAGTCAAATAGAGAAAATATCTAAAAAAAGAATTGAAAAACATTCGAAAGAATACTAGTCTG